CGTATAATGAATTCATATAAATTAATTTATTGAGGATAATAGAATGGGATTTCAAGTTTCACCTGGAGTACAGGTAAAAGAAATAGATTTAACAAACGTAATCCCTGCAGTATCAACATCAATTGGAGCAATCGCTGGAGCATTTCAGTGGGGGCCGGTTGGAGAAATTATAACTGTAGGGTCAGAAAAACAATTAGTTTCCCGATTTGGGGGACCTAACAACGATACATATCAATCGTTTATGCCAGCTGCTTCATTTTTGAAGTATGGTAAATCATTAAGAGTAGTTCGAGCAGATGCATCTGAAGATGTTACTTTTACTGATGCTGAGATTGGTGCAGTAGGATTTGACGAAGTAGATATTTATGGTAAAGCCATTACTTCTGTGGATGATATATTTGCAGGACCTGCTAAAAATGCAAGTTCAGGAACTCTTGCCGTAACTGTAAAAAATGATGAACATTTTGATAATGGTGATTTAACTACATTAACTACACCTGTAGGTTCATGGATTGCTAAATTTCCTGGTGCAATTGCTAACGGGTTGCAGATATATTCAGTAACTAGTGCATTTGAGACTCACACACTAGCTCCGGCGTTAGCTGACTTGGAGACCAAAGCCAATTCTTTGGTGGCTGCAACAGTGACTGCAGAAGTTGCTAACACTAATCTTACTGCTGCTAATGTGGCTCTTACTGCTGCTAATGCTGCATTAGCAAACAATACATCAACGGATCAATCAGATATTGATGCTCTACAGGATACTATAAATCTGGCAACAACGGCACAAGCAACGGCAATAACGGCTAATATTGATGCGGGTACTACATTAAATACTGCTACAGATTCTGTAAATACAAGTCAATTAACTGTTGACACTATGAGATCTATTAAGTCACAGTTCGACAAACTACCAGACGGAAACGAAGTGCATTTTTCAGTTGTTGATGCAGAGGGTGTGTTTGGTGAAAAGGGTTCAGTATTAGAATCATTTGAATTTCTATCAATGGTAGAAGGAACTGTTGGTTCTGATGGCTCTAATAACTTTTATGTAGATGTTATTAATGCTACATCAAATTATATTAGATCAATGGTACATATTTTTACTGATCTTAATACTGCTAAGGCTAACTTAGCTGCTAATGAATCACCAATTCAATCAGATATTGATGCTCTGCAAGCGGCAATAGATACTGAATTGGTAGATGTCTTTCCATTCGATGTAGAATTAAGCGGTGGAACTGTAGGTACAACTACTAATGCATTAAGATCCACACAAACAACAACATTAGATATTGGTGATCTTACTACTGGATTTAAATTCTTCGAAGACCCAGAAACAGTTGATGTTAATTTAATAATCCAAGGATCCTCGGACTATGTTGGTGCATCACATGGATTAGCAAATCAATTAATTGCATTAGCATCAACAAGAAAAGATTGTGTAGCATTTGTATCACCTCCATTAGCAGCAAGTAAACAAAACCCTGATGCTATGGATGATGTTATTGAATGGGCTGATAAATTAACTTCATCTTCGTATGGTGTTATTGATTCAACCGCATTATATGTGTATGATAAGTATTCCGATTTATATCGTTGGATTTCAGCATCAGGTGCAGTTGCAGGTTTATGTGCTAAAACAGATGATGTTGCTGATCCATGGTGGTCACCAGCAGGATTTAATCGTGGACAATTATTTGGGGTAACTAAACTAGCGTTTAACCCTAAGCATTTTGAAAGAGATGAGTTGTATAAAAAGCGTGTTAACCCTATCGTAACATTCCCTGGAGAAGGAACACTTCTTTATGGAGATAAAACAGCACAATCTAAACCATCTGCATTTGATAGAATCAATGTCCGTAGATTGTTTATTGTACTAGAGAAAGCAATTGCTACTGCAGCTAAGTACCAGTTGTTTGAATTTAATGATGAGTTTACAAGAGCTCAATTTAGAAATATGGTTGAACCGTTCTTGCGTGATGTCAAAGGTCGCCGTGGATTATATGATTTCCATGTAGTTTGTGATGAAACCAATAATACAGGTCAAGTAATTGATACTAACCAGTTTATTGCTGATATATACATCAAACCAGCTCGTTCTATCAACTTCATGACTTTGAACTTCATCGCTACTCGTACTGGTGTTGAATTTTCAGAAATCATTGGTAAATAATAGGAGATAGAAATGGCAATATTAGGAGTTGATGACTTTAAATCAAAATTAATCGGTGGTGGGGCAAGAGGTTCTTTGTTCAAAGTAACACCGAATTTTCCGGGCTTTGCTCAAGGTGATTCAGAACTTGCATCATTTATGTGTAAGGGTGCATCTTTACCAGCATCTTCAATAAGTTCACTTCCTATTAAGTTTAGAGGTCGTGAGATTAAACTATCGGGTGAGCGTACATTCGCACCTTGGACTATTACTGTCATTAATGATGGTGGTTTAGCAGTTAGATCTGCATTCGAGAGATGGATGGATGGTATTAATTCACATGAAGGTAATATCGGAATGACAAACACATCTGACTATATGGCAGATATGACTGTCGAGCAGTTAGATAAAGAAGGTACACCTGTAAAAACCTATACTATTAGAGGTGCATGGCCTTCAGAGTTAGGTGAAGTGGCGTTGTCTTATGACGATACTAATGTAACTGAATCATCAGTAACTTTAGAGTATCAGTACTGGACTTCGGATACTACTAACTAATATATAATGTGTATAAATATAGTAGTGGAATCGTTGAGGTTCCACTACTATTATTTTATTTAAGTACTAGGATGAGAAATGGC